TACTCTGCCTCCTTTCTCTTTACTGATCAATTTCCCGCCTCATTTTGATAACTTAGTTATCATTTTACTATTGTCGATTATATATGTCAAGTGTTTCTGGAACTTTAATGAAAAATATGGTACATTAAATATAAATAGTTTTATACATGCTTAACGCTTGCTACTCTAATCATTCTTTTGTAGCAAGCACAGTAAGTGTACGGACACTTACGAAAAATTGACGAAGCGGCCCTTGGGGATCTGCTTCTTTTTTTATCAATTTTTAGCTTGTTAGGGAGAACCCTAAGACCCCGAAATACATTCAAAGGATTTAATCAATCCTTATTCTATCAATATTTATTTCTATCCCTGATTTGAAGGTAATTTTAAATTTATCATCAAATATTTTTATCTGTTTGATGTATTTCCTCACAAGTTCTTCATCATATTCTGTTATCTCTCTGCTCTGACTTTTGAGAAATTCTTCCATATCCTTGATGCGTCTTTTGGCATCTTCATCAAGAGCCTTTTGAACAAGCATCTTATGTTTTTCACCCTTTAGCGTATCAACTTCATTAGCAATGTCAGTATAGTCTTTCTTAGCTCTTACCTGTACAAGGAGTTCCTTTTGTTTTACCTCAATTACTCTATTGATGGCTTCTATTTCTTCATCGTTACTACCAGCAACTACTTTCTCAATATTCTTTATTAGAATTTTTTCAGTATCATCAGAAGTTTTCAAAACCTCATTCATGGCTTTTACAACTGCTTTTTGCAGTTCTTCCTCTGGTATAGTAGCTGCATCACAGTTTTTTGGCCCATGCTCAACCCTTGTACAGCATCTCCATACCACCAAACGCTCTCCACGATTATTCCAAGCGACTCGCCTGTAAATATCACCGCATTTTGAGCAAATACAAAGACTAGAAAGCGCATATTTACTTGAATAGACTCTCTTTTTCTTTTTTACATCTCCGCTGAACATATTGGCACGCCTTAACATTTCTTCTTGTACTTGTATAAATATGTCTTTGGGAATAATGGCTTCATGGTTATCTTTCACATAATATTGTGGCTCTGTTCCATCATTTTTTATACGAACTTTATTGATAAAATCTGTTGTAATTGTCTTTTGAAGTAGTGCGTCACCAATGTACTTTTCATTCTCCAGAATTCCTTTTATGTTAGAAACATGCCACTTAAGATGTCCTGCTCCATTTTTTATTTTATCCCTCTGGAGTCCTGTCGCAATTTCTCTTAGACTTGATCCCGCTAGATACTCACGATAGATTCTTTTTACAACCTTAGCCTCTTCCTCATCGATAATCAGATTGCCATCTGCATCTTTGGTATATCCTAAAAACCAGTTTGTGTTAATCTGTACTTTTCCCTCTTGATACCTAAACTGTAGACCCATCTTAACATTCTGAGATAATGAAGCTGATTCTTGCTGAGCAAGTGATGCCATAATGGTAAGAAGAAGTTCACCGCTTGCTTCCATAGTATTTATATTTTCTTTCTCAAATATGATAGGTATGTTACTGTCTTTTAGCTGCCTTACATACTTCAGGCAGTCAATGGTATTTCTTGCAAATCGGCTGATAGATTTGGTAATGACCATATCCACCTTACCTGCCATACAATCGTTAATCATGTCATTAAAGCCTTCACGCTTTTTGGTATTTGTGCCCGATATACCATCATCCGCATAAATTCCTGCAAATTCCCAATCACTATTTCTAGAAATATAGTCCGTATAGTGCTTCACCTGCATTTCATAACTTCCAGATTGCTCCTCGCTATCAGTACTAACTCTACAATAAGCTACTACCTTTAACTTAGGTTTTTCTTTTTGATTACTTATCGAATTTCCCGGTCTTTTCCTAGCGGGAATAAGCATTACATTCTCATTCAACTCTATCCCTCCCTAATCAAACTATATACATATTCTGCCTGCTTATATGGATCATCAAATTTCAGCTCTGCTCTGCAACACTTAAATTCCGTAACAGGCACAAACGCTTCTGAAGGACTAATTTCTTTGATTCTGTTCCTTTGAATCGTATTATTTTTTCTAGCTTCTTGAACCTTATTAAATAGATCTTCATCTATCAATTCTGGATAAAATTCTGTTCCAAGATATACCGTATTTCTTAATATCTTTCCAATGGAACTATGTGTTTTATCTATTCCTACAGCTTTTGCTGATGCCCTCATTGAGTTACATTCAAGATATTTTTTATATAGAGCAATCACCTTCTCAGCCTCTGGTATATAGATAACACCTTTTGCATTCTCTACTCGGTATCCATATGGTATGTGTGTCACTTTACTATCACCTCCTCTGTTAAATTTAAGCCGCACTTCAGATGAAAGGTGAATTTAAGTCTATCTTCTATCGTGATCTTCTCAACAAATCCCGAAAAAGTATCATCAATAAAATCTTTGATACAATCACTTTTGTTTATAAATCTTAGTAGTTTTTGGGCTTCATTTAGATGATTTAGATCTCCACTAACGATTGATGAAAGCCTTGCTTTTTCCTTTTCAAGTTCATCAAGCTCCAAGGAAATATTATTGTTTTCTGCGTAAAATACATCTAGCTCTATATAACCACTACTTAATAGCTTTGTTAGTACCTGAGCTTGTTCATTCAGCTTTTCTATTTTTTCATCAAGTTCTAAAATATGCCTTAGTCGATCCTTGTTATTGCCACCTCGCAAAGTGTCTACAAAAGGCTTAAGCATAGTATTTTTGCCTGCTATAAGCTTATTCATCATTTGAACATATGCTGCTTTGATATGTTCTTCTCTTATATACTTCATGTTGCAGCTTTTCTTATCTTCAATATGCCTAACGCAGGTCCAAGCAGCATAGTCTCCACTTTGTGCATATCTCATGCACCTTTTTACTTTTGAACCACACTCACCGCAGTAAATTCTCCCTGAAAAAACATATCTTTTTTGATATTTGTTATCTGAACCATCTATATTTTTTTCTTTTCTTCTCTGACCTACTACTGTTTTTACCAGTTCAAAATCCTCATGGCTAATAATAGGTTCGTGGTGATTTTTCATCATATATCTGACCTTTTCTCCACGATTTTGATGTCTGTTAAAATTCTCGTCTGTATAGGTTTTTTGAAAGATAACATCTCCTGTATATTTTTCATTCTTTAAGATAGCTTGAACTGTTGAAGAGTGCCATTTGCTGTTTTTCTTTGTAGCTATGCCTCTTTTGTTTAGTTCATTCGCTATTAGATATGATCCCAATCCTGATATTGCCATTCTAAAAATTTCCTTCACAACCTCAGCTTCACTTGGAACAACAACCATCTTTCCATCAACATTTGCATAGCCGTAGGGTGGATAGGAAATAACATAAGTCCCATTTTCAAACCTTCTTTTTAACGACCATTTACTATTTTCCGAAATGGATCTTGATTCACTTTCTGCAATAGAACTTAGAATTGAAAGCATAAGTTCTGAGCTCATATGCTCAGTATCTATATTTTCCTTTTCAAAATAGATGGCTACTCCAAGTCCTGTAAGTTTTCTTACCATTTCAAGGCAATCCACTGTATTTCTTGCAAATCTACTGATAGATTTTGTAATAACCCTATCAATTTTCCCTTTTTCACAATCATCAAGTAATTTCAGCAGGCTCTCCCTTTTTTCTATTTTTGTTCCACTGATACCTTCATCAAAATATAGCCCTGCGTATTCCCAGTAAGGATTTGCCTTTATGCAATTTTCATAGTGTTCTTTTTGCACTTCAAGACTAAGGAGTTGTTCTGCACTTTCTGTTGAAACTCTAGCATAGGCTGCTACTCGCATTTTCTTAACTCTGTTATTTTGCTGTCTTTTCTCTATTTTTGTTATCTTTGCCATCGTCTCACCTCCTTTTTGGTCAGTACTATATATCACTCGTATTATTAAGTAAGTCAAGTAATTAATCTTTATGAGCGGGTTATACCCATGCTGTATACTGTTCTTAGATACTGTGGATTGGTTATACATATCACTACCACACAGATGGTTTTTTAGAGTTTCCAACCACAGTCTCTTTGTAAAATTGTTAATCAGTTAGATACCGCTTGACGGTTTATGTAGAACGAGTTTACAAACGCAAGGAGTCCTGTGGATAGGAACAGTATCAAATAATACAAGGAGGACTATTATGATTTTAGTTGGCATTGATGTAGCAAAAGATAAACATGACTGTTATATCATTAATACTGATGGAGAAATTCTAAATGATGTTTTTACTATCCCAAATAATCGTGACGGATATGACTATCTCTATGAGCAAATTTCTTCATTTACGACAGATATTACAAAAGTAAAAGTAGGACTGGAAGCCACCGGACACTACAGTTACAACATTCTAAAATATCTGCTTGATAAACATCTCACCGCTTATGTAATCAATCCTTTACACACTAATCTTTATCGTAAAAGTCAAAGTCTTAGAAAGACTAAAACAGACAGAATTGATTCAAGAACTATTGCACTTATGCTTTTGACCGATTCAAGCTTAAAGCCCTACTCCATATCATCATACCATAGGGAAAATCTAAAATCGCTTACAAGGTATCGATTTACTAAAGTTCAAGAGCGTTCTAAACTTAAATCTTCAATTTCCAGGCTTGTTACTATTCTCTTTCCGGAGCTTACTCAAATAGTCTCATGCATTCATATTGCATCGATATATGCAATTCTAGAAGAATTTCCAGGTGCATCCTATCTAGCCACTGCTCATCTTACTCGATTGACTAATGTTTTAATGAACTCATCAAGAGGGCGCTTTGGAAAAGAGTACGCTATAAAGATTCGCAATCTCGCTAAAGAATCTATTGGATCAGCCTTACAGGCTAAGTCTTTAGAATTAAAACATACTATAAATCTTTTAAAGATTCTTGATGATGAAATTCATGAAGTTGAAGCCTCTATTTCAAAAATTATGCAAGAAATTGATTCAACTATTATAACTGTTCCTGGTATTGGTACTCAAATGGCTGCTATGATTCTTGCAGAAGTAGGAGATTTTAGTAATTTCGATAATCCAGATAAGATTTTGGCATATGCTGGAATGTCTCCATCAACCTATCAATCCGGAAAACTTACTAACAGCTATTCCCATATGGAAAAACGTGGTTCACGATACCTTAGGTACGCCTTGTTTAATGTTACAAAATATGTGTGCCATTACTCACAAGATTTTTCCAAATACTTATCAAAGAAAAAATCTGAAGGGAAACATTACAATGTGGCCATTTCCCATGCTACAAAACGCCTTGTAAGATTACTCTATTCCATGGAAACTAATGGCACCATATACAGAATTGCATAAATCATACTCATTTCATATCATTTTTTTGACATCCTATGGATGTCTATTTGTTGTGCAAAAAAACACATCATACCATTTTTCAAATTTTATCATAAATTTTTCTTCTAATACTTGACTTTTAATAGTTAGACTCTAAAGACATTATTTATCAAGTTATTAATCCAGTATTTCCTTATAAAAAGGCTCAAAATTGAGCTTATTAAGCTCGCTAACCTGCACCGCTTCATCTTCTGAAATTAATCCATTATCTACTAGTCTCTTTGTCAGCATTTGTGCCACTTCATATTCAAAGTCCTTTTGCATTTTTTCTTCTGTAAATTCCCTTGATGGTGTATCAGATCTAATTTGATTATTGCTAGTTATCTTCATGGCACTCACCTCCAAAGCGAGCAGAAATATAGCATTCATGACTGCAATACTTACGGTTTTTATTGCCATAAGAAATAAAGGTTTTACCACAGTTAGCACAGATACACTCATAGTTGGCTTTCTTACTTACTAACTCTCTATTTTTATTCCACCAGTTATTTCTGCATTTATCTGAACAAAATCTTTTCTTTTTTCTTCCCGGTTTTTGTATGACAGGTTTGCCGCAATACTCACAGAGAGATGTATCCTCATCACAAGTTTTAGTTCCACCAAGGCCATGACGCTTACAGTAACTTTTGATGGTATTTACAGAAATATTTATCTCTTTTGCTATCGCTGTATATCCAAGTCCCTTTTCTCTTAAAAGATTTATCTTTTCTTTTTCTTCTAATTTCATCGGTCTACTCCCTTCTCACTGGCTAAGGGAGTTTCAAAACGATTTGTCCGACTTAATGTAAAATCTTCTCCCTACAAATCACAGGCAAAAGAAAAGAGAGGATAGTAAACCCAAATAAAAAAAAGCCTGAAGATTATTCCAATTAAGGAATAGCCTCCAGGCTCAATTTACTACTTATAAAAGTTCATTCACTCGTCTTTGTACTGCAGTATAGTCATATCCAGCTCTTTCAAGTCTGTTCTTTCTATCTTGACCATTACCCCAGTCACCTCTAATAACTTCACGAGCTAAGGTGTCAATGGATTTTCCAGCAGGTTTACTTGCATTTCCAGATAAGATCTCATTTACTCTGTCTTGAACAGCATCATAGTTATATCCTGCGGATGTCAGACGGTTTACTCTGTCCTGTCCATTACCCCAGTTGCCAGCAATTACCTCCCTTGCTAAGGTATCAATGCTCTTTGATTGCGAGCTTGTTACAGGGTAAACAGATCTACCATTTGCATCATAGACAGAATATCCTGAATTTGCATTGGCACACTTTTTAGCATTTTCAAAGTTTCTAAATGCACCCTTTTGACTCTTTGCATCAGACCATGACTTTCTCACCCTATATAAAGATGAGCTTTGTGTCACAGATGGACTTGTACTTCCACCATGTAGTCTTTTGTTGACCTCACTTGCAATGTAGGTAAATTTGCTACCAAGATAAGGTCCTGGACAGTTGGTATTGGCATACCACTCATGTTTTTGTAATACGCCGTCTTTTCCACCTGTATAGGTACAATTCTTGATGCCATTTCTTCTGCAAATATCCGTAACTAAATCAATCAAGGTAGCAAGCACTCTATCGCTTACAGGCCAATTGCCTCCGTTACTTGAATTGGCTACTTCAATAGTGATGGCTCTGTTATCACACCAAGAAGATGATGTACACCAAGAGCGGTTACTCTCATCTACACATAAAACGATTTTGTTATCATTTCCGATTCCATAATTACACGATGCCTGTCTTGAAGTTGGCTTAAAAATTTGACCGATAGTTGCTGCACTCACAGCGCCAGCTGTATGGTGAATAGCAATTTTTGTAATGGGCTGATTTCTTCGTCCACTATGGTTTGGACTGTAATTTACTATACTAACTAATGAACTGTTACTCATGACTTTCCTCCTTATCGTTTAGCTGCTTTAATACTGCCTTTAGCTTTTCAGGAACAGGTAGTCCTAGATGAACAGAGTTTTCAATAAGTGATAGACCCTCATTTGAAAGGTAAAAGAAAACCACTGCGGTTCTTAGTACACTTCCAGACTTAATCACCTGCACATCAATGATGTTGGCAATACCAACAAGCATAAAAATAAGCACCTTTCTAAAGATGCCTTTAAATCCTACTGCACTGGATAACTTCCTATCTACCACAGCACACATCACCCCTGTGATGTAATCAATGACTACAAATAAAACGAGTGCGATGATAAGTCCATCACACCCGCCTAAAAAATATCCAAG